TGTTTAAAGGTGCATCAGAATCCGCTAGAACAGAACTGGCTTTGTTTGCTTCAAAGATGAGTGAAGCAGGAGTTGACGTACGATCAACAACCAGCTACATGCAAACAATGACTCAAACCTTAGGCATGGGTAGGCAACAAGCGATACAAGCTACAAGTTCTTTTGTTAATATGGCACAATCTTTACAATTGAATGTTAATTCTGCCTTGCAACAAGCTAATCAATTGCTGCCTCAGTTGGCCAAATACGGATCGCGGGCTACAACTGTGTTGGCTGGTTTAGCAGCGCAGTCAAGAAGCTCTGGCCTGGCTATGACTACGCTTTTTGGTATCGCAGCCAGGTTTGACACCTTTGAAGGAGCAGCGAACGCTGTTGCCAGGCTGAACGGTATTTTGGGCGGCCCCTACCTCAACAGTATTCAAATGGTTTATGCGTCAGAAGAAAAGAGACTATCATTATTACATCAGACACTGCAGGCATCCGGACGATCATGGGAATCTTTGAGTAGATTTGAAAGACAAGCCTTCGCAACAGCAGCCGGCTTTAAAAGCGTCGGTGATGCCGGTAATTTCTTTCGTAATTCTCTTAGCGCAGCTACAGCAGAGATGGAGAAGGCCCGGGCCAAAGAAGAAAGGTTAGAAGAGGTAAGTCGAAGGACGAAAGACATGGCCGACAGACTCAGACTTTCGTTCATGACCTTGGCCACTAGTATGGAGCCTCTGCTTAATCTAACTATAAGATTAGTCGACGGCTTTGCCAGGTTCGCTGCGACTGCTCAAGGTCAAACGGTTCTACAGGTTATGGCCCTGACGGGAGTCTTTGTCAAACTTCATTCAACTCTAAGAGCAGTTACGGTAGCACTTATAGGTCTACGCGCAGCTTCTGGACCTGTTAATGCTGCTCTCACAATGTTGTCTATGGGAGGAGTTGGCCTGTTGTATCATAATATGGTAGAGAAGAAAAGTTCTCCCAATCTTATCAATGCAACTCAAATATTAGCTAGTGGTCTACAACAAGTCGGCGGCGCCGCATCAAGCGCATCAGGAATGATATCTAGATCGCAGCTAATACCACAACTATCTTCATTAGCCGGCGCTATGAAAAACGTAGGAAGCGCCACCAAGAATTTTGTATTTGGTATGCAAGTTTCAGGGTATGAAGAAGTTATGAGAGCGACTGAAAGATTAGCTGAGGTGGGGCCGGCCGCCAGACAAACAGTGGGTACCTTTTCACAGATGGTTAATACAACTAAAGCAGTTGATTCGTCTGACTCTCTTCGAACACGAGAGATCTCTAGAGCGGCGGAAGACTATGCAAAAGCAACCATACACCTCAAACAAGAAGGCAGTGATTCTATTATTAGATACATGATCGAGTCCAAAAAAAGTGGAGGCACTGGCGGTGGCGGCGGATCCGCAAGACCACAGAAAATTTACAACCAACCAATAAACTTCCAGACCGGTCATCGCACACTAGCTTCGGCTGTTTTGAATATCATAGAAGATCAGGGCAATATTAAAGTATCTCCTGGCGCTGGCTAGCAAAAACTTAATAAATTGGCTATTTAAGTTATAGGAGAACTATCATGTATCCGCCTAAATTTCAAACACCACAGTTTAAAACACATGCCAAACCTAAAGATGGTGCCGGGTATACAGACTACTCTACTACCCTGGCTAATCAACACGGCCTATACATCAGCATATATGCGATACATGCTCAAGAAGTTGTTGCTTTTAAAGCTTTTTTAACTTCATTTAGTGACAGTTTTGATACATCATTGGACGTTAATACTTTTGTGGGTCACGCTGAACCAGTAAGAAAGATGAGGGCAGTTGATAGGCAGATGCAAATCGGGCTAGATTTACCATCTAGCAATGCTTTTGAGGCTAAAGAAAATTTACGCAATTTGAGCACGTTAGTTAAGATGATGTATCCGCTTGTTGATGAACAGGAAAATTTTCACGGTGTTGTGAGATCTCATGTTAAAGCTGGCGGTGATCCCATATTCAAAGTTAAATTCAAAAATTTGATTACTGGACCCGGCGCTTCACGTGGCGATGTTTTGCGAGATGGTTTAAAGGGTTACATTGGGAATGTAAATTACAATTTTGATTTGCCATCTGGGTTTTTTCATGATATCGGCCCTCATCCGAAAGGCGCTCATAAGGGTGCTGCCGACACTTCTTATATATATCCACAGCTTATAAACTTGTCTTTTTCATTTTTTCCGTTTAATGAAAAACTTCCAGCTTGGACGATGTCAAGAGAAGAGGGTCCAGATGCTAAGAAGATAAGATTTTCGAAAACCAACCTTCCTTATGCGCACACAGCTGCTCCCGGACGTTTTGGAAGTTCGTGGGCTGCAGCAAAATCAGCTGACGAATCTAAACTAAGCAAGCCAAATGCTCTTGCCGCGGCCAAAGCGTTAGGGCAAGATTGATGAAGGTGGTACGTAGTGAATAAAAGATATGACAATAGATTAATTTTTCGAAACAACTCTGCGGTATACCAAGAGCATTTCGTCGATAGAAATGTGAATTATATAAATCAGTACAATACAGCAGAGTTTAAATATTTAGAACCAGAAGATCTTCGAGGTTTAAACTTTAGAAGTCATATTTGGAAGGCTGGAGATAAACTTTTCAAACTTGCTTACCAATCATATGGCTCGACAAAATTAGGATGGCTAATATCCTGGTTTAATCAAAAACCTTTAGAGTCTGATTTTAAGCATGGTGACGTCATTGATATTCCTTTTCCACTGTCAGATGCCCTAGCTTTGTTTTATTCACGTAGTAGTTAAGAGGTATTTTATGGCTATAAATGATGAAAAAACTAAAGGAATTGGCCCGTATTCGGAACAGTGTTTTATAAAAGATTTTATGCCTTTTTTTAGCGCCATCCATGGGAAAGACCGGTCTGATTATGATCCTGCTGCTGAAATCCCAGGCGCCCTGGTAAGCGAACCGGTCAATATTTTAAAAGTCGACCGCCTAAAATTAGGAGCCTCACTCACCCGGGATAAAAAAGCAAATGAAGGCGCGTCGACTTTTATGAGCAAGTTGAATTCTCCACACGGTCAGAAACTCTTGGAGAATGTACCGAAGGAATTAATGTCCAACTTGCAACCTAAAATAAGAATTTATAAAATTCTATTTGATAGCCCTGAGTCCGCCAAGAAAAGTTCGAATGGTGTGGAAGTGGAATTTCCATTTAACAATTTTTCAGAACACGAATCCATCGGCCCCGACACCATGGGTCCGCCATCCCCACACCTCCCGAACCTGCTCGCAGTAGGCTTAAAGGAATTTTCTTTTGATTATTTGGGCACTAATCCAGCGGAAGTTGATTATTATATTAATGTCGGTATGAAACTTTGGTTCAATAGTGCTGACGCAATGTTTCATAAATATCCTACACCTGCTCTTAAGAATAATCCTGAGAATACTATCTCCTTTGCTGATTTAATAACGAGGCCATCGTGGATTGGTGAGTCCTCAGTTGCTCATTTGGCTTGGCATCCTACGCATTTTAGAATTAGAGTTGATGTTAGCTATTCACCACCAGCTCCTGCTTTTCTAGATGAGGCATGCAGAGAATTAGTTTCTCTGGGGAAAAGTCATAGTGAATTAAGAGAAGAACTCTTGGAAGCAATTGAGAGCGTTAAAGTTAGTTTTTTCCTTAACTTGCTTAAACATTCTTTTAGTTTCCGTTCAGATGTCCCATCCACTCCATTCGAGGTTGATATACAGTATGTTGGTGCTGTGGAAACAGGACTGTATTCTCAGGATGCTAATATTTTGAGAGCAAAAGTTGATACGACAAAAATTGAGCAGCTCAAGAACAAGGAGGAGAGTCCATGGAAAGGTATGAAAATAATGGCTGAGCAATTGATAGACTCGACCGGTCTCGATCCTCGCGATTTCGCAGAGTCGACTTGGTTCAGAACAGAAATACGCGGCTTTTGGGAGGGCATAAGGACGTCCGCCACACGCGGCGACAAATATCATATTTTACGCAAACGCGACGCCGTCAAAGATATTCTTCAATCTAAGGCGGGCGTCGATGCTAATATCTGGCCAGAGAATGAATTGCAATATGGTAGTGGTAAGATAAACTCTAATGACAAGAAGAAGAAATTAAAAGGGTTTGGCAATGAATTTGCCGACAAGCTTCATATGTTTTATGCGTACAAGCGTAGCTGGAACTCATTGCTTCTCGACAATGGCTTGGCAGCAAATCAAATTAGAACTAGAATGTACACAAGAATTCTAGAAGAGCTAGCTGCAAAAACTCAGATAATTGACTCTTGTACAAGAGAGAGGCCTAGTAGGATATATTCCATCGATGTTCCTAGTGATTACATTATTCACTGGCGGAAAAAGACAAAACACCGCATGCTTACTCCGGCCGAAAATAAAAAGATTAAGGAGGCCGGGCAAAACACCCGCGCCAACGCACGTAAAGATATTGAAGAAGCGAAGCAAGCCCGATTCGACCGCGTAACTGGCGAAGCCGGCCCCTACAAACTTCGCATGCAGATCCTAGCGGAGATGTTTAGAAGCCTCCGCCCTGCCGCGGCAAAAATCGACGAAGAAGGGCTTGTTCCGGACGCACCGCAAGTTCCAAGCGAAGCCCATCTAGAAACTGGCTGGGAAGAGTCTATTAACAATTTTGTGTCTTCTAAATTAGCAGAAAATGCTTCCGCAAACGATATTGAGAAAACGAGAAAGGCTCTCTTACCACCTTCCACTGCTCCGACCATAGGCGCTAACACTAAAATTACTTGGTTTTATTTTGGTGATCTGATTGATGCCGCGCTAGACATTCTTCGAGATGCCCCCGTACAGGAAGCACTTAAATTAGATATTTGGAACTCTCCTTATTATAGTCCAGATAATACACGTGTCGGCGGCGGCGGCCAAATAAAGGTTATATTGGGAGATGTTACTTATTACGATCCTGTGGCTGGAGATAAAAGAACAATTAGCTTGCTGGATTTGCCAATATCATATGAACTTTTCAGAGAGTTTTGGTCAGAAAAAGTTATTAAACGAATGGTAGAAAAATATCCTTTTCAAGCTTTTTTGAGAGATGCCATGAACGAGCTTGTTGCTGCAGCATTGACAAACAAATGCGCCATATCAGGAGAACCGGTCGCTGGCGTCCGGCCACATATTTTTCAAGCATCTATTCCAGGCAGTGCAAAAAGAAAAGTATTTGCGGCGCGCCCATTGGGAGATTTTGCAGGGGGCACACCTACGAAAGGAATGCGAGGAGCTGATAGAGTTTATCGCGCTCATATACATGATATTGATCCCGCAAAGAACCTTTCTCACGATGTTGCTTTGATGTCGACAATTTATGATCTGAAAAAGGTTCCACCCGGATTCGGCAGTATGCAAATGACTTATGATGACCGTATTAATAAAGAGGATTGTGCCAGTTCTCGCCCTCAAGAAATTATATATCTTTGTGCGACGTCTGATCAGCCATTATCTCTTTTATCTGGTAATAACAAGGCCAAAGATATTGAAAACGGGATCCTTTATTTAGAGGTAGGCACGGATGGCACACCTGTAGAAAATATAAACTTTCAAAAACTAGATATACCAGGCTTTCTTGAGTCAAAAGGTGAGCGAACAGGTATCAAGGACAACCCACTAGAATTAAGTGAGCCATATAGTTGTTCCTTTACCATCTATGGTAATACAATGATTAAACCTGGTATGTATATACATATTAGACTTCCTCACTTTGGATTACCGAGTGCAAAAAAGTCTGCCGCGCGCAGGCTTGGTATTGGTGGATACTTTTTTGTTTATAAAACTAGAAACTCATTAATACTTAGAGGAAACAAATTTGATTGGACAACTGATGTAAATTGTTTATGGAATGCATACGGAGGCGAAGAAAAAGATATGCCATTGCACCTTATGCAAGGGACATATTAAAATAAAAAAATAGTTATTCGGTGATACTTATTTAGACATGGCAAAAAATTTAAACTCATATTCTAATTTTTATCTACAGCGAGATTTGAGGAATTATGGATACCCGGATGGAGTTCAGCCTATAGATCTTCGATATGACGTAGGGTTGTATGGCAGAGTTGACTCAAGACAAGATGCTGTTATGCTAACCAATAAATTTATAGTCACAAACCTTCCTAGCGACAAAGATGGCGTCTATACTATAAAACAGCTTGAGTCTAAGAGGCCGACCTTTGCATTGAACTTTGTAGCAGATGCGTTTAAGGATATGAAGCAGCACTTTAGCAAAGCGAACGCATTTGGAAGACTGGCAACTGGCGGAATGGACGAAATCATAGCCATGGAAGCCAAAGCCGGATGGAAAGAACCTCAACTTGCTTATGATGAGCATATTGTAATTGCTTTTAGAATTTTTACAGACCGGTTTTTGTTTGGTAGTAGAAAATATAAAGAAATTGTAAGCTTTGATGACTATATGAAATATTTTGATGACTTTTATAAAAGTTTTGGACATGAAATTCCTTTAACCAAGACAGGGTTTTTGAAGTCTAGACTTGCTTCTCCTTTAGTAAGCGGCACGATGATAGAGGTCGCTAAATTTGATCCCAGTGATGGAACCGCCGCTACGAAATGGATCTCTGATCCGAATTTTAATTTTTATAGAAATGCTGCAATCAAGCATGGGTTTTTGGTTGATGAGTATGTGCCATGGCGATTAGTTGCAGATCTTTCTTCGAAGTTTATGCAGGATTATTGGCAAAAAACTACGTACCCTACTGCAGAAGAAATTAGCTTTCATAAAAGACACAAAGTCACCGGCTTGCCAAGACCGCCAGATAATGAGCATTATTTGACCGATGAGCAAATAATTAAAAAATATGTGAAAACAAAAAACAAATATGGACTGACCCACAATCCGGGCTCAGCCTCGGACCTGTTTGAACAATATTATGAAAAAACATTTCTCACTGATGCTTTGGAACTTAAAGAAATTTTCTATAAAATGTATAATGAGTTTGTGCAAGAGTCACCAGCAATATCTAGACTTGTTAATGTTTCATGTGTGGCAAAGAAGCTTTCGAAAAAGTTGATAAAGAGAATACCTTTGACAGCAACCCAGCTCGATAAACATTATGACATTCACTATTGGATGGAAAAGTGTTTTAAAATAAGACTGAAAGAAGAAGGAATAGAAATGGAACGCGCAGATTATGACCGCGTATTAAGAAATGCAAGAATGATAGTTAAAAAAACATTTGACATAGACTCAGCAATGAAGTATACTAATAACATGGTTAAGGTTTTTAAATCACAAATCGTTAAACCAGAGTACTGTCAAAATTATGAACGCTGTTTATAAATGGAGCTTAAGTGTTATTCGAAACATTAGATAACAAACAAGACTGCATTGGGATATATTGTAATGGTAGAATACATAAAGAATCTTTTCCTGAAAATCTTAGTGGGACTTGGTCTTACACCCCTTATCTTAATAGACGAAGCATTGAGTATGCTAGCCTCTATTGTGGTAAAAGTTTTGTTGGGTCCGCTTGTCCAGAACACTTAGAGCATCGATGGCTTAAGATATCAGACAAGCTAAAGGCATTTTTGAGATCTTTTGAAGAGGCAAAAGTTGATCTAAATGAAAATTGTTTTTTTGATCTGGTGCCGGAAAGATTTTTACTAGAGTTTTGCGACGTCAAGAACAAGATAACAAAACACGTTCTTGAAACTTTTAAAAGACCACACAATTATGACTTTCTAGCAAGATTGTCTAAAGTTGTATATGATATAGAGAATCAGAAGTTGAATATTGATCTCTTTCCGCTAGACAAAGCAATTTATAAATTTAAAACAAGGCAGGCGCGCACAAAAATATCAAATGCTGAGCCTTATGTAAAGTATGATATCTTTGGCACAAAGACAGGAAGACTGACAACAAAGAAGAATAGTTTTCCTATTCTCACATTGGCTAAAGAATATCGCTCCGTCTTGAAACCAAGGAATGAACGATTTGTTGAGTTTGATTTTAATGCAGCCGAACTTAGGACGCTGTTGGCTTTGTCAAACAAAAAACAGCCGGAAGAAGATATTCATGAGTGGAACGCTAAGAATGTTTATAGGGGATTGATATCAAGAGAAGAAGCAAAGCAAAGGATATTTGCGTGGCTTTATAATCCAGAGTCAAAAGACCATCTTTCTGACCAAACTTACGACAGGGAATCTGTGGTCAAAGAATATTTTGATGGAGCACAAGTATCGACCTTTTTTAATAGGGTTGTACCTGCTGATAAACGACGTGCTTTAAATTATATAATTCAAAGCACGGCTAGTGATTTATTTTTAAGGCGAATGGTTGCCGTACATGATTTTTTGAAAGACAAGAAGTCGTTCATAGGCTTTTGTCTGCATGATAGCTTGGTAGTAGATTTTGCAGAAGACGAAAAACATTTGATTCCCGAAATCAAAGAAATATTTTCAGAAACAGAGCTAGGCGAGTTTGTAGTTAACACTTCTATAGGTAAAAATTTTGGAGATATGAAAAGGATACATGTATAATGAGTAACATAGTTGGACTAGGAAAATCTGGATGTTTAGTTGCAGAACAATTTGCAAAGTATGATCAATATAAGATTTATAAAATCGATGTTGGGTTAGAGGGTATTAAAAGAACGGGCTATGGGGACTTTCCTCAGGATGGGATTTATAGCATACCAGAACAAGAAAGTGCTGAGGCTTATGAGGAAAATTGCCCTGACATGGAACATTTTTTTAAAGATGTAAAGGGTGAGGTTTTGTTCGTTGTCAACGGCGCAGAATTTATTTCAGCAGCTTCGTTAAGAGTACTCGAGAGTTTAAAAAAAATAAAATGTTCGATTAGTATTTTATATATTAGACCAGATATGAAATATATCTCAGAGATTAATCAAATGAATCAGCGTGTGACTTTTAATGTGCTGCAGGAGTATACAAGATCTGGTGTGTTCGAGAGAATTTTTCTCATTGATATGCCAACCATTGAAGCTTTCATGGAGGATGTGCCTTTGTCAGAATACCATGAAAGAATTTACGGATTGGTTTCTTCGGCTTTTCATATGATAAATGTGTATGGACACATTGATTCCGTTTCGGATACATTTTTTCCGCCTCATGAAGCAGCTAGAATATCTACCATTGGAGTTTCTAATTCTGAAGATGAAGTAGAATTATTTTTTCCTCTTGACGAAATGGATGAAATACGATATTATTATGCTATAAATAAAAATACGTTACAGTCTGATGGCAAGCTTTTGAAAAAGATTAAAGAACAAATTGAAAGAGAAACACACGAAGAGACCAAGGCTAGCTATGGCATCTATTCCACAGACTATGAACAAGATTATTTATATGTTTTAGCGTACAGTCTTGAAATACAAAAATAAAAAAAACACTTGACAAAAAAGTTTAATTGTGTTACTATAAACATAGCAGAATGAGAGATTAGTCATTCTGACTTTAACCAAAAAAAGGATAAAAAAAAATATGGGTATTGATTTAGATAAAATTAAAAATAGACTTAGCCAAGTTCAAAAAGGCAACGGAGAATCTGTTTTCTGGCGTCCAAATGACGGCGAACAAACGGTTCGTATTGTACCAACCTCTGATGGAGATCCGTTCAAGGATTATTGGTTTCATTACAACTTGGGCAACAATCCTGGATTCCTTAGTCCGAAAAAGAATTTCGGCGAAGATGATCCTCTTGATAGTTTTGTTCGTGACCTCTTCAATGAGAACACTGAAGACAGCGTGAAGATGGCAAAGGACCTTATGGCCCGCCGCCGCTTCTTTTCTCCTGTCGTAGTTCGAGGAGAGGAGGATAAAGGTGTCCGCTTGTGGGGCTACGGTAAGACAGCTTACGAGAAGCTTCTAGGCCTTGTACTCAATCCAGAGTATGGAGACATCACAGATCCGGAAGAAGGTACTGACCTTATTATTGGATATGGCAAACCTGCAGGAGCTTCTTTTCCGCAGACATCCATCACTCCACGTCGTAAGTCCACACCTCTTACTGAGGACGAAGAGCGTTCTCGAGAAATGCTGGATAACATTCCAGAGTTTGAACAAGTGTTCACTCGCAAGACTCCGGAAGAAGTCGGAGCGATGCTTGACGAATATCTTTCTAGTGAAGAGCAGACGGAAGGAAACTCTGTAGAAACGGTCTACGGAGATACTAAGGAAAGTGTATCCGAAGTCGATTCTGCTTTTAAAGATCTATTGAGTTCTTAGAACTTAAATAGAGGGGGGCTCCTTGTTCGTTTTGTTCCTCCTAGACACGACCGGGAGCCCTCCACACAATATATAAATAGAGGAAAATATGGGAAGGACAAAAAATAAAATAAAAGAAGGAAAATTATCTATATCGGACATGCGTGGTCTTATTAATAAGAAAGCCGGCATGTCCGTTGCGCATAATTTGACTGAGGCCAACCCTACAGAAGTGAAAGAATGGATTCCAACCGGCTCTCGTTGGTTAGACTCGATTATCTCCCGCGGACAATTAGCCGGCATACCGGTAGGAAAAGTTATCGAAATTGCTGGCTTAGAATCCTCAGGTAAAAGTTATATGGCGGCTCAAATTGCAGCTAATGCTCAAAAAATGGGCACCGATGTGATTTATTTTGATTCAGAGTCTGCTATCGATCCAAGCTTTTTAGAACGCGCAGGCTGTGATTTGAAGAACATCTTGTATGTTCAAGCACAGAATGTCGAATTTGTTCTCGAGACGATTGAAGATCTTTTGGGTAACAACGATAATAAAATGTTGTTTATTTGGGACAGTCTCGCTTTAACACCAGCGATTAGCGATGTGGAAGGCGATTTTAATCCGCAGTCTTCGATGGCTGTTAAGGCTCGAATTCTTGCAAAAGGAATGTCAAAATTAACCGTGCCGATTGCGAACAGCCAGTCAACGTTTTTAGTTCTCAACCAACTTAAAACAAATATCACCAGAAGTCCTTCAGAAGCCATGGTTGAGCCTTACACGACGCCTGGAGGTAAGGCTATGATATATTCCTACTCGCTCCGTATCTGGCTTACAGGACGTAAAGCTAAGGCGTCGCATGTACTTGATGACAGAGGATTTAGAATAGGGTCAGAGCTTAAAGCAACCCTCAAGAAAAGCCGCTTTGGGACTCAGGGTAGGCAAGCTACCTTTAAGATTCTTTGGGGCGATGACATAGGAATTCAGGACGAGGAGAGTTGGTTTGAAGCTATTAAGAGTTCTGACTACCTCAAGCAAAGTGGAGCATGGTATTCTCTCCGATACGAAGATGATACAGAAGAAAAATTTCAGCCTTCTAAATGGAAAAACATGTTAGAAGATCAGAGATTCCGAGATCGCGTACTGGAGTTAATGGACGAAGAGGTGATCCTCAAGTTTGATAAAAGAGAAGGCGACGCAAATGAATTTTATGATATAGAACATGAGGAGCTACAAAAAGTATAGAAAATGGAAGAAAAGTTTCTGGAAAAGTTACATGAATCATTTCCTAGTCTATCTTTCAAGCTTGTCACGGAGAAAGCAGTCGGCTTACCTTTCGGAGAGAAAGAAAAAGAAACACTTTTAATTAATGAGACGCCAATAGAACTTTCCTGGGCGCCTATATTATCAAAGTGCCCGGAAGAATATTTTGATCACTTTTGGAATACCTGTCACCCGGCAATCAAAAAAGTTGTCGCAGACAAGAAGAAAACAAAAGCTTATAAGATGTTAGAAAAATTTAAGAAAAAATATGTCGACAAAAAAGAAAAATAGAGTACTGATAATCGATGCATTGAATATGTATTTCAGATCTTATATTGTAGATCCTAGTTTGTCCGCAAATGGCCAGCCAATCGGCGGAGTAAAAGGTTTTTTGAAAATATTGCAGAAGTTGATCAGAGAAACAAAACCGGATGGCATCGTTGTTGCTTGGGATGGCCCGGGCGGATCTCGCAAGCGGAAAGCTGTCAATAAGGGTTATAAAGAAGGCAGAAAGCCTATCAGGC